GCTGGTGGTGGTGCTGATAGAGAAGGTATTGAATCTATTAAGTATAATGCTCCATTATCTTTCCTTTCACAGAACCGAGTTGTTACTGCTGATGACTATGTAACAATTGTTAAGAATAACTATTCGGATGCTGAAACAGTAGCTGCGTGGGGTGGTGAAGAAAATGAACCACCTGAGTATGGTAAAGTGTATATTGCAATCAAGCCAAAGTCAACATCTGTATTAACAACAGTACAAAAACAATTTATTATTGATAATATCCTTAAGACAAAGAATCTCGTATCAATTACACCTGAGATTGTAGATCCTGATTACACTTATGTTTCCCTGGATGTTTACTTTAAGTATGATCCAAATCTAACAGCTCTTACAGCTGGTGAATTGAAACAGAAGGTAACAGATATTATATCTGATTATAATGACAATGAACTGCAAAAGTTTGATGGTGTGTTCAGACAATCTAATTTATTAGGTCAGATTGATAACTCTGATCCATCTATTCTTAATACTGTATGTCGTGTGAGTATGAGTAAATCATTCTCTCCTACTATTGGTGTTAATCAGAAGTACTCGATTGAATTCTCTTCTCCTTTATACACAACTAGATCAAATGAGAGGGTAATCTCATCTACTGGATTTACATTAAATGGTCTAACTCATTATATTGAAGATGTTCAACCAGCTGATGGAGAAGCAACAACAGAGCACAGATTACAAATCTATCGTATGGTTGGTGAAACAAAAGTTGTGACAGTAGCTGATGCAGGATACATTAAACCTGCAGAAGGTCTTGTTATTTTATCTGCATTTAATCCAGAAGCTTATCCAACTGGTGGTATTACTATCTTTGCAGATCCAAATTCAAATGATATCGCACCTAAGAGACAACAACTTTTACAAATCGATATGACTAATGTTAAAGTAACACCAGAGATTGATACAATTGCAACCGGTGGTGTTGTAGCAGGTATCGGTTATAATACAACACCGAGACATACTGACTAATGGCAAGCAGCGCAAAGAATTCTCATAACTACGACATAACAACAGTCGTACCAGAACATATCAGGGTTAATTATCCTGAGATGATGGAATTCCTTGATGCTTATTATCATTGGTTAAACACAGCAGGTAATCCAGCAAGAATTCTAAACTCATTACCTGATTATAGAGATATCGATAGATGTGCTGCTCCATATCTTGAATATATTCAGAGAGAGATTGCTGTATCAATTCCTGAGTCTATCGCAGCAAACAAAAGAAAATTATATAAGAATGTAGTTGACATTTACCTATCAAGAGGTTCAACACCTTCTTATGTTACATTATTTAAACTTGTATTCAATGATGAGATTGATCTATTCTTCCCAAGAGTTGATATTCTTAAACCATCAGATGGTAAATGGGATCCTGTTGGTCAGAGATGGACAAGTGATGATGGTAAGTTATCTGTTAAGAAGTTTATTCAAGATTCAAGATACTACCAATCATTCTCTTATGTAATTAAGACTGGTCAAACAATTGAGAAGTGGCGTGATGCTGTTAAGAAGTTATTGCATCCAGCTGGTTTCGGATTCTTTGGTCAGGTAGTTATTTACACTGAGGCAGTAACAGATTTCTCTCCTCAGAAGACAAGTGCTAAGATGCCAACAGCTCAACCAGGTAGAGCTGCCACATCTGACTTCCCTTTCCAGGTTGTATCTGGTCCTACTGCAGTAACAATTACAGTTGGTGCATTACAAGTTACTGTAATGATCACATCAAAGCCTTTGTATGTAGCTGGTCCAACATATTTACATTTGGAACAGAACAAGTTTTACATCAACAATCCTGTCTCTGATTACAGTACAATATCCATACTAGATATACAGACGGGTGATAAAAAGAATATTGTACCTTCCGCAGATATAACAATAACACAAAATCCGTAGGAATGGGACAATTTTAATGGGACAAACCCATATAAATAAGTTTAATTAACCAGAAATGAGAATTTAAAATGGCCGCAATTATTACAACAGATATGAGAGTCAAAAATGCTAATCAGTATATTGATACTGTTAGTACTGACAGTGTCTACTTTTTTGTAGGTAAGACACAACAATGGGGATCTTCTGACTCTGCCTCCGAAATTGAAACGCCTGTAGATACATGGCATGATCAGCAAACAGCATGGCAAAGAATGTTCGCTATGAAAAAGATCGCAGGATCAGATGTATCACATGCTATTCCAAGATACACTTGGGAATCTGGTCAAACATACGCAGAGTATGATGATCAAGACAGTGCGTTATCAACTAAAAGATATTATGTAATCACAGATAGTTTAAGTGTATACAAATGTTTGAAAGCTGGTAATGGTGCATCATATGATGAGCCAACTGGTACTTCTCCATCTGTAAATGCGGAAGAAGCTGACGGTTACATTTGGAAATATATGTACACATTATCTGGTACACAAACATCAAAGTATCTAACTGGTTCTTATATGCCAGTAGAAACATTAACTGGTGGTGATGATGGATCAGGTCAGTGGGATGTTCAAGACCAAGCAATTGCTGGTGCTATTCATAACATTAAAGTTACTAACGGTGGATCTGGTTACACCTCTGGTACAGTTAGTGTTACAGTAACTGGTGATGGTTCAAATTGTACTGCAACAGCAAATGTCGTGGCCGGTGTTGTTGATAGCATTACAGTAACTAATATTGGTTCTGGGTACAATCAAGCTAAAGTTACTATTACTGATTCTGGTTCTGGTGCTAATGCAACAGCTAGAGCAATCATTTCACCTGAGGGTGGTCATGGTTCTAATCCAGTAAACGAGTTAGGTGGTTTCTATACTATCACTAATATTGAATTAGATGGTGCTGAGGGTGGTGATATTGCTACTGATAATGAGTATCGTCAGTTAGGTATGATTCTAAATCCTTATGATTTTGGAACATCAAATGTATCTAATGCTACTACACTTCGTACAACTAAGTCATTAACACTAACAAATGTAAATGGAACTTTCCAACCTGATGATACAATCACAGGTCAGACTTCTGGTGTTAGTGCTTATATTGATTCTGTAGATGGATCAACAATCTATTATCACCAAGAAGAAGGAACTGGTTATGGTTCATTCACTAATGGTGAACAAATTAACGCTGGATCAGTTACTGCTGATATTAGTGCATTAGGTGATCCTGAGGCTGAACCATTCTCAGGTCAAATTATTTATTTGGAGAATAGAGCTGCTGTTGATAGAGCAACAGATCAGATTGAAGACGTAAAACTTATTCTCGAATTTTAAGGTAGGAAATAATGGCTATTGAATTCCAAAACGATCCGTATTTTGACGATTATGATGTAGCTGGCTCAGACGGCTTAACGCCAAGAGAAAAATACTATAGAGTACTTTTCAGACCAGCTGTAGCAGTACAGGCAAGAGAACTTACACAATTACAATCAATTCTCCAGGACCAAGTGTCTCGTTTTGGTGATCACATGTTCAAAGAAGGTTCAATGGTTATCCCTGGTGGTACATCATTAGACCTTGAGTATGCTTATGTAAAAGTAAATGATCTATCAGGCGCTGCAGCCGATGTATCAGTTTACTATCAAGAATTCGAAGGCACTACAATCACAGGTCAAACTTCTGGTGTTCAGGCAGAAGTACTAGATGCTATTCCAGCAGATACAGATAGCGGTGATCCTATTACTCTATTTGTTAAGTATATTGATTCAGGCACTGATAATACTTCTAAAGTATTCACAAACGGTGAAGAGTTGGTTTCTGATGCACCTACTCCAAGATATGCTACTGTAAATGAAACTGGTAATGGTTCTGCATTCTCAGTAAACGATGGTATCTATTATGTAAATGGTATCTTTGTTGATGTTAGAGCACAGACTCTTATCCTTGACAAATATTCTGCAGAGCCTTCATACATTATTGGTTTTGATGTTGTTGAAACATTAGTTACATCTACAGAAGATGCTAACCTAAACGATAATGCAAATGGTGCTCCTAACTATGCAGCTCCAGGTGCTCATCGTTATAGAATTGACTTAACACTTACTAAGAAATCTCTTACAACTACAGACACAGAAGGCTTTGTACAATTAGCTAAAGTAGAAAATGGTATTGTAAGACAGAAAGTAGAAAAGACAGATTACAGCTTACTAGAAGACACATTAGCTCGTAGAACATACGACGAATCAGGTAACTATACTGTTCGCCCATTTGGTATTGAGGTTAGAGAACATCTTAAGGATGGTGATAACCGTGGTATCTATGATGCACCAGATGGTGATGAAGCTAAACTTGCAATGGGTCTTGAGAAAGGTAAAGCTTATGTTCGTGGTTATGAGATCGAAACATTATCGACAACTTATGTTGATATGAACAAAGCTCGTGACTATGAATCAGATACAAACGTTGCTATTCCATTTAGATTAGGTAACTATGCACTTGTTACAAATCTAACAGGTCTTCCTAATGTAAATATTTTCCCTGAAGTATCTCTAAGAGATGCAACAGTTGTAACAGATGGTTCTCCAGCTGGTACTGAGATTGGTATTGCTCGTGTAAGAGTAGTTGAACATGACTCGGGCACAATTGGTTCAGGTTCAGAACAATATAAGGTATTCTTATTTGATATCCAGATGAATTCTGGTCAATCATTTGATAGTGTTCGTTCTATCTATGTTGCTGGTACTCCACCAACAACTGCTGATTTGATTTTAGAGAGTGGTAGTGCTGTTATTAAAGATCCAACAGCAAATGCTTCATTGGTTGCAATGCCGTACAATGTTATTAAGACAATCCGTGATGGCAGTAATGTATTAACTAACTATGAAGTGCGCAGAGTATTCAATCGTACACTTTCATCTGGTACTGATACAATCTCTCTTACATCTGGTAATGAGCAATTTGTATCACCTTATGATACAGCAGAGAACTTCTTATTAACTGTAAATGATTCTATTAATGGTTGGGTCCAAGTTGATTTATCTTCAAATAGTAGAATTACAGGTAGCAGCTCACAGGTTGATATTGACCTAACAGATCTTGGTTATACAAACGAATCATTCATGTTGATTGGTACTGTATTTAAGCAGCAAGCACAAGAGAAAGGTAAGTCACTTGTTTCAGATTATAACCTAGACATTAGCTCACCAAACTCAACTCCTGGTGGCTATGATACATTAGGTAAGGCTGATGTGTTCCAAATCTCTGGCATTTATATGTCATCTGCAGCTGGAACTCCAGCAACAACTTCAGATCAGGATGTAACAGATCGTTATGTTCTCGATAATGGTCAGAGAGATAGCTTCTATGACCTTGGTCGTATTAGATTAAAGAATAGTGCATCTGCTCCAACAGGTGACCTATTAGTAGTATTTGATTACTTTACACATACAGATGGTGACTACTTCTCAGTAGATTCATACGCTGGTATTGATTATGATCAAATCCCAACATACCAATCAAGAGGTCAAAACTTTGCATTGAGAGATGTTATGGATTTCCGTCCTCGTGTTAGAGATGGTGATGGTGATGGATTTGTTAATGGTGGTGTAGGATTCCAGAATGCATCTGTAGTTGAGATGGTTAAGGTCGGTGATTCAATTGTAACAACATTTGAATATTATCTTGGTCGTATTGATAAGATCTTTATTGATGCTAAAGGTGACTTTGGTGTTATCGAAGGTGTATCATCACTAAACCCAGCTCCACCTAAGAACCCAGATGATGCAATGGTTCTATATCAAGTAGAACTTGCTCCATATACATTTGGTCCTTCTGATGTAATTCCATCTATTGTTGACAATAGACGCTACACAATGCGTGATATTGGTAAACTAGAAAGCAGAATTAAGAACCTTGAGTATTATACATCGTTATCATTACTTGAGAAAGAAACAGCTGACCTTCAGATTCCTGATGCATCTAATGTAGATAGATTTAAGAATGGTTTCGTAGTAGATCCTTTCTATGGTCACAACATCGGTAATCCAGGTCTAAACGATTATCACATTTCTGTTGATGCAGAATCAGGTATCGCACGCCCACAATACTATTCAGATGCAGTAAGACTAGAATACAATACTGGTTCATCATCTGGTATGGTTAAGAAAGGTGATGTATTGATGCTTGACTATAGACATGTTGAGTATGCATCTCAGCCATACGCATCAAGAACAGAGAATGTAACACCTTATTTGGTATTCAAGTTTGTTGGTGATATTCAATTATCTCCTGACACAGATGACTGGAAGGATACAGAAAGACGTCCAGAACTAATTGTAGATAACCAAGGTCTATTTGATGTTGTTAATCTACTTCAGGATCAGACAGATGTATTTGGTACAGTTTGGAATGAGTGGCAGACACAATGGTCAGGTCGTTCACTACAAACACAAAGCAGAACATCTGGTTGGGTAACAACTACAGATACAATTGAGACTATTCAATCAACTCAAGCAAGAGCTGGTATTCGTACCTCAGTAGCTCCTGATACAATTCAAACATCACTAGGTGATAGAGTTGTTGATATTAGAATGGTTCCATTTGTTCGTTCTCGTAGAGTTAAGTTTAAGGGTTCTCGTCTTAAGCCAAACACTCGTGTATATCCATTCTTCGATAATATTAATGTAGCTGACTTCTGTAAGCCAGAAACATTCACTCTATTCTCTGATAATCCAGTAGATGCTGAGCCAAATGATGAGGCAGTAAGACACCCTGATCTAACATCAACAGATATTGCAAACGGTACAAATAAACTTGTAACAGATGCTAATGGTGAGATTGAAGGTGAATTCTACATTCCTAATACAGATACACTAAGATTTAGAACTGGTGATCGTGTATTCAGATTGTCAGATGATAGTCAAGATAGAGAAGGATTTATTACAACTGCAGCTGCAGCAACATATTCAGCAAGAGGTTTATTATCTACTGAACAAGAAGTTTCATTAAGAGAACCTCATATTGCACAGCAACAAGTATCACAAACTCGTGAGGTTACATCTTCTCGTTTAATTAATAGAATTATTAGAGATAATACTCCTGATAGTGGTGGTAGTGATCCATTAGCTCAAACATTCCTTGTTGATGAGGCTGGTGGTGTTATTATTACTAAGGTAGATGTATTCTTTAAAGCTGTTGATGAATCAATTCCTGTTAAGATGGAAATCAGAACAGTTGATAATGGTTATCCAACAAACACAATTGTTCCATTAGCAGAGAAGTCGTTAGTACTTTCTACAGTAGCAAATGCTTCTGAGGATGCTAGTGTTGCAACAACATTTGAGTTTGATACACCAGTCTATCTAAACCAAGGTCGTGAGTATGCTATTGTATTGAAGTCAGCTTCGAATGCATTTAGAGTTTATACTTCTAAACTTGGTGAGAATGAGATTGGAACTACTAACCGTATTTCTAAGCAGCCTACATTAGGTTCACTATTCAAATCACAGAATGGAACTACATGGTCTGCTTCACAATTAGAAGACCTTAAGTACACAATGTATAGAGCATCATTTGATGATACAAGTGGTAACTTGAATACAGGTTCTGTTGTTCTTAATAATGCTGATATTCCAGCTAAGAAACTACTTAACCCAATCTATACTACTGCAGGTTCAAATAGAATTTATGTAAACCACAAGAACCATGGTATGCCAGAAGGTGCTACAGTAACCATTAGCGGTGTTGATGCTGACTTTAATGGTGTAACTGCTGCAGCTCTTAATACAGACCATGTTCTTATCCATGTTGAACAAGACTGGTATGGTTTCGATATTGGATCTAATGCATCAGCTACTGGTAACTCTGGTGGTGAGAATGTATATGCTACAGAGGATAAGACAATTAATATTCTTATGCCTAATGTTAACTATGTTAGATTACCTGATACAGGTATCAGCTGGTCAACTAAGATGACTACTGGTCGTTCATTAGCAGGAACTGAATCTACATATGATTTGGATTCTGATTATAGTAGCATTCTTCCAAATGAGAACTATATCACTCCAGCTCCAAGACTAATTGCTTCACCAATTAATGAATCAACTAATGTTCCAGCTGGTGCTAAGTCATTCTGGTTGAAGGGTGATATCACAACTAATAGTAATAATGTATCTCCAATGATTGACTTGGTTCGTTCATCTGCAATATGTGTTATGAATAGAATTGATAATCCACAAGCAATTGGTGGTGGTATTTCAGGTAGGAATGAGGTACTAAACTTTGTTGATGAGACAACTGCAACAGATTGTTCTGCATTAGCTAGATATATTACTAAGAAGATCTCATTGAAAGATCCTTCAACAGCTCTGAAGATTCTATTCTCTGGTAACCGTCCTAATGGTTCATCAATTGATGTTTACTATAAGACACAAGCAGCTGGTGATGACCAACCGTTTGATGCATTACCATGGATTGAGGCTACTCCAGAAAGTACTCCTCTAACAACAGAAGACACAACTAAGTTTGAGGATTATGAATATTTGGATGACAGTTTATCTGCATTCACATACTTCGCTGTTAAGGTTGTATTGAGATCACAGAACTCATCTAAGGTTCCAATGATTAAAGACTTTAGATCAATTGCATTAGCGGTATAATATGGATATAAAGGTTGAAGGTCGCCCAGATTTAGTAAGAGATTCATCTACTGGTGCGATTATAAATACAAACAACGCAAGAGCTAGGTCAGCCCTCCTAAGGGCTGAGAAAGCTAGAAAGGAAAGACAAGAGATTGAAGAGCTTAAAAATGATGTTGCTGAGATCAAGTCTTTATTAACACAATTATTGGAAAAGTAAAATGGCTGTTATTAATATCGAATTATCAGATACTTTTAATCAATGGCGAACTAAAGTAAATAGTTTGTCAGATAAACTTGGTGACCTAGATGCACTGAGCTCTCGTTATACTGCAACAGAAATTATTGCTGCTCTTAACGAGATCAAAACTGATTCAGGTTTTGATAACTATGTTAGTATCGATGATGAACAAGCTGATAACACTGTAGATATTAGATCGACAGCAAATAACATTTATATTAACCCTAACTCTGCAAACACTGTTCCTGGTGTTGATCAACCTGCTATGGATGTTGCAGATGATATGGTTATTGTCAAGGGTGATTTAAGCGTTGGTGGTACACAAGGACTTGATGTTTTGCAAGGTCCTGTTACAATTAACAGTGGTAATCTGACAGTTGGTTTTGATGCATCTGTTGGTGGTAATACAACTTGTGGTGGTACATTATATGTTGATTCAACAACTACTCTAAACAATACATTATCAGTTGCTGGTTCATCTACTCTTAATTCATTAGCAGTAACAAATAACGCTACAGTTGGTGGCACATTAACAGTTACTGGTAATACAACAATGAATGGCACACTAACATTAGCTGGTGGCATTTCATTGAATGGTAATGTTGATATTGGTAACCAAACAACAGATACACTTACTATTCTAGCTCGTGTTGATTCATCTGTACTTCCTAATGCAGATAACACATACAATTTAGGTTCATCATCACTAAGATGGAATGAACTATATGCAACAACTTCACACACAGTTGCTACTAACGCACAATACGCTGACTTGGCAGAGAACTATCTTGCTGATCAAGAGTATCCAGTTGGTACAGTTATTGCTGTCGGTGGTATGTATGAAGTAACTGCAGCAAACGATGCTACTGGTCATTCAGTGATTGGTGTTGTATCAGAAAATCCAGCTTACCTAATGAACAGCGAGCAAGAGGGTGGTACACCAATTGCTCTTAAAGGTCGTGTTCAGGTTAGAGTAGAAGGAATGGTTAAGAAGGGTGATAGACTTGCTGCTTCTTCAACTCCAGGTGTAG